CCCAAAACTTTCTGCGTATGGTAGCTTCCTAGTCATTCTGGTAATACTTTTGAAGTGTGGATAAACTTAGTTCGTGAATAAGTGTAAAAACTGCCAAGCTGTATTGCCGACTAGGCCTGAAGGCAAGATGGGGCGTAACCAATTATTTTGTAATAAGTATTGTTTTCGATTGTTTCATAATGAACTGAAGCATATAGTCAAGCCTGAGTTTTGCCTTTGGTGTGGAAGTGCTTTACATCAAGATAATAAACCTGGCAATCCTAAGCGTTATTGTTCTCGCCAACATGCAGGCTTTTATCGCCAAGCTAACAAGCCTAAAGTTCCAAGACTTGAAAAGGCTTGTGTTCACTGTTCTGCAATTTATGTAACTAATATCAAGGCTTCTCGCTTTTGTTCTGGAAATTGCAGAAATAAACATTATGCCGTTGAGAGTAAAGCCAGGAGATTGGCTATGGGGGCAAGAGTTTATTCTGCGGAATGTGATCGTTGCCATCAGTTAATCAATTCTGATGCGGTTATTGGTAAAACTAAGTATGGTCGCTTTTGTAGGCCTTGTGCTTTAGTAAAACAACGCGAACGATACAGAATAAAGACTGCTAAAAGGCAAGGTGTTGCGAAGCCAGCCCGATTATCTGCTGATGCGCTGATTGAGCGTGATGGCAATCTTTGTCGTTTGTGTAATACTGCAATTGACTTGTCTTTAGCTCGTAATAGTCGCTTTGGTGCGACCATTGATCATATTGTTCCTTTATCTTTGGGTGGTTCGGATGATATTGAGAACATGCAGTTAGCTCATTGGATTTGCAATATCAGGAAGGGTAATAGGGTAGATGCCTAATCCTGGTAAACCTGCTGAGGTCAAAAGAAAACTCGGAGCTAAGGGTTATTCTAAAGAGATGCCTGAGAATGTTGTTGCTTTGCCTGCTGTTTCTCAAGTGCCTGAGCCTTTGAGTCCTTTGTCTGGTTCTGGTTTGGATTTGTGGGATAGAACTTGGGCTAGGGGTTATTCGTGGCTTAGTGCGAATACTGATATTCAGTTGTTGCAGATTACTTGTGAGCAATTGGATGAGCGTGATGTTTTGCGCGCTTATGTTTTGCAGAATGTTGAGGCTTGGCATGAGCGTTCAGCTTTGCGTGAACTTGAGAAGAGTATTCGTTCTAATTTGAGTCTTTTAGGTTTTACTCCGACTGATCGCATGAAGTTAGGTGTGGCTGAGATTAAGGCTGAGACTAAGATGGAGCAACTTCGTAAGCGGCAGGTTGAGCGTGAACAGGTGATTGTTGTTGAGTCAGGTGAATAGTTGGCCGCCTAGATGGGTTACGCCTACTGATTTGAGTTTTGGTTCGCGTGGTGCTGATGCTGTTGATTTCATAAATACTTTTGTTACTTTGACTAAGGATTCTGTTGCGGGTTCGGCAGGTGAAGCAATTCGGCTTAGAGGTTGGCAGGAGAAGTTACTTGAAGAGATGTTTGTTTTGGATGAGAATGGTTTGCTAGCTCATAGGACTGCTCTGTTTTCTGTTGCCAGGAAGAATGGCAAGAGTGCCTTGATGACTGGGTTGGGGCTTTGGTTTTTGTTTGATGGGGATGAAGGTGGGGAAGTTTATTCTTGTGCAGCTGAGAAGGAGCAGGCGAGAATTACTTTTGGTGATGCCAGGAAGATTATTGAGCGTGAACCTGAGTTGGCTGCGATGTGTAACATTTATCGGGATGTTATTGAAGTTCCTTCGACAGGTTCTATTTGGCGTGTGCTTTCGGCTGAGGCTTATTCTAAAGAGGGTTTGAACGCTAGTGCAGTTATCTTTGATGAGGTTCATGCGTTGCAGGATAGAACGATGTGGGATGTTATGCAGTTATCTATGGCTTCTCGTAGGCAGCCGATTATGTTGGCAACGACTACTTGTGGCGTAAAGTCTGATTCAACAGGTCAGGATTCAACTGCTTATCAGCTTTACCAGTATGGGCAGAAGGTTGCTCGTGGTGAGATTATTGACCCTAGTTTCTATATGGCTTGGTGGGAAGCGCCTATTGATGCAGATCACCGATTGGAAGAGACTTGGATTGCTGCTAATCCTGGTTATGGGGATTTGAATAGCAAGGCTGACTTTGAATCTATGGTGAAAAGGACTCCTGAAGCTGAGTTTCGGACTAAACGCTGTAATCAGTGGGTTTCTTCTCAGAATGCTTGGTTGCCTGCTGGTGTTTGGGATAGTTTGCAGGATGAGGTTTCTGTGGATGATTTTGCTGATGTTGTTTTGGGTGTTGATGGTTCGTTTAATGGTGATACTACTGCGATTGTGGCTGTGACTGTCCCTAAGTCTAAGGATGAGAAGCCTCATGTTTGGTTGGTGAAGGCGTGGGAGAAGCAGCCGAATGATGCTGATGATTGGCGTGTTGATACTTTGGAAGTTGAGCAGACTGTTATTGAGTTTGCTCAGAAACATCCGAATACTCGTGAGATTGCTTTTGACCCGTTTCGCTGGCAGAGAACTATGCAGGCTCTAATGGATTTGGGTTTGCCTGTGGTTGAGTATCCTTCTACTTCTGCTCGCAGGATGGTTGGTGCTTGTCAGAAGGTGTTTGATTCTGTGACTGAAGCGACTTTGACTCATGATGGTGATCCTTTGTTGGCTAGGCATTTGGATAACTGTAAGTTGAAGATTGATAATTTGGGTGCGCGTATTGTGAAGGAATCTCGTGCTTCTTCTCGCAGGATTGACGCTGCTGTTGCTTTTGTTATCGCATATGACCGCGCAACAAGTAAACTAGATACTGATATTGTGCCTGAGTTTTTTGTGTTCTAAGGATGAATGTGTTAGCGACTATTTTGCAGGCTGTTGGTGTGGTGACTGTGGCGGTTGGTGCAGGTCTTGTTTATGTTCCTGCGGGGATTGTTTTGTTTGGTGTTGGTGTTTTGTTGTTTGGTTTGGCTTTGGATAAGGGCGGTAAGTGATGCTTCGTAATCTTCGTGGTGCAGAGAATCGGTCTATTTCGTTTCAAACTATTTGGGGTGCAGGTGATCTGACTAGTTTTGAAACTCAGGCAGGTTCGTTTATTGACTATACGACTGCTTTGACTATCAACTCAGTTTGGGCTTGTGTGTCTTTGATTTCGGATACTATTTCGGCTTTGCCTGTTGATACTTACATTCGTAGGGATGGTATTGCTTATCCTTATCGCCCTAAGCCTGTTTGGGTTTCTCGCCCTGATGCGATGATAAATAGTGTTTCCTTTTGGCAGCAGTGCATGATTAGTTTGCTGATGGATGGGAACGCTTTTGTGCGTATTTTCCGCGACCCGATTACAGGTCAGATTCTTTCGATGATGGTTTTGAATCCGATGAAGGTCACTGTTTCTCGTAAAGCTAATGGAACGAAACGCTATGTTTCTTCTGATGAGGGCAACAAGGAATTGTCTAGCGATGACATGCTTCACATTACGGGTTCTATTTTGATGCCTGGCGAGATTCGCGGTAAGAGCACAGTTGATACTTTGAAAGAGAATCTAGGCTTGAGCATGAGCTTAGAGAGTTTTGCTGCGCGTTTCTTTGGGCAGGGAACACAGACTTCAGGTGTTATCGAATATCCTGGGGCACTTACGGCAGAGCAGGCCGATAATTTATCTCGCAGTTTCGACAGAGCTCATAAGGGTTATCGTAAAGCACATAAGACAGGTATTTTGTCGGGTGGTGCAACTTTCAAGCCGACTCAGGTTGCTAACGATCAGGCGCAGATGCTTGATTCTCGCAGGATGGCTGTTGAGGATGTTGCCCGTATTTTCCGTGTTCCTGCGAACATGATTGGTTTGAATGAGCGTGGAGCACAGTCCTACAACTCTAATGAGCAGAACGCTATCTCATTCTTGACTCACACTTTGCGCCCTTGGTTGTCTAAGTTAGAGGATGCGTTTAGCGCGTTACTTCCTGATGCTGCTTATCTAGCGTTTTCTACTGATGACCTGCTTCGCGGTGATTATGCTACCCGTATTGAGGGTTATGCGAAGATGCTTCAGAATGGTGTGATGTCTACTAATGAGGTTAGGCGTAAAGAGAATATGCGCCCGATTGATGGTGGCGATGTGGTTCGTGTTCCGTTAGCGAATGTCGATATTATGGCTGCTGGTTTGACTGAGAATGAAACTAAGGTTGCTATGGCTCAGAAACTTATTGGGCTTGGGTTTGTGCCTGAAGATGTTTTAACTTCTCTCGGTTTAGATCCTATTGCTCACACTGGTTTGCCGACTGTGCAGTTACAGAATCCAACTACTGTTCCTTTGGGCAGTTATGAAACGGGAGAATAATAGATGCCTATAACTCAAACTGCTTATTCTGTTGGCACTGCTGTTACTCAGGTTGTTGCTCCTGATACAAATGCAACTAGAGTAACTTTGCATAATCTTGAAACTATTGCTTCTAGACAGATTTGGATTGGTGGCTCTGGTTTAGTTCAGGGTCAATCTGTGCATCTAAATACATCAGTTGTTTTGCAATTGACTCTTGATCCAGGTGATGCTCTTTATGCTGTGACTACTTCTGGAACTTATAGTCTTGGCGTGATGATTCAGAAGCAGGACTAATGCCATATTTTATTTCTAAGTCTGCTCAAGGTTGGGACACTGTAAAAGCTGATGGGACTGTTATCGGTAAACATCCTGATAAGAAGAAGGCTATTGCTCAGATGGTTGCTTTGAGTATTGCTGAGAAGATGCCTGTCGGTGGGGAGTTGAAGCGCGCTGTCGAGTCAGGTTCTTATAGTCCGCCTGCTGGTGTTGCTGTGGCTGCTAAGAGGGCTTTGAAGTGGATTGAGCAGGGTTTAGCGGGTTCGGGTTTTACTGCTGTTGGTAGGGCTAGAGCTGTGCAGTTGGCTTCTGGCAGGGATGTTTCTGCTGATGTTGTGAATCGTATGATTAGTTATTTTGCTCGTCATGCTGTGGATTCTAAAGCTGTTGGTTTTAGTCAGGGTGAAGAAGGTTTTCCAAGTGCAGGCCGAGTGGCTTGGGATGCTTGGGGTGGAGATGCAGGTCAAGAATGGGTAAATGGAATGGATAACAAAATGGCGAAGCGTGATGTTGTTGCTGAGGTAGGTATAACTGACCTTGACGATACTTTGATTGTGAATGGTGCTTTACATCAAGACTATTTTGATTGGTTGGATCACCAGAATGTAAAACTGTATGTTGTCACAGGTAGGGATGAGTCTCAACGCGCTGACACTATGGATCAGTTGGATGAGTTTAATGTTCAATATCGTGAACTAATTATGCGCCCTTCTGAGATTCCGCCTGCTGGAACTAATGATTGGAAGGGTAGTGTGGCTAAAGAACTTATTGCTAATGGAGAAGATGTGCGTTTTGCTGTTGATAATGACCCTGAAGCTCGTGCAGCGTATAAGAAGGCTGGAGTGCAGGAAGTTTTAGACCCTAAGACTATTGACTATTCAACTAAGCGCGACATTGGAGAAGATATGCCTGAACCTGTTGCTGTTGAAGCGGTAGAGCCTACTAAAGAATATTTGGCTAGCGAATTATCTGAACTGTTAGGCAACATTGTTTCAGCGAAGTTCTTGGCTCATGGAGCGCATTGGAATGTTAAGGGAATCTTGTTCTCTCAGTTCCATGAGTTCTTTGGGGAGATTTATCAGGATTACGATTCTGCTATTGACCCGTTGGCG